CATCTGTTAGAATAGGACCCCAGAATTCTTTTGATTCAGTATCCTTAATGCGCCATTTCTTATCTTCCACTTCACCAGTCGATTGATCCACTTTTGCGTACCAACCATTGCTTGGCTTAACAACATGCTTAGATTCAAGCGCCATGTCAAGAAGACCAGACCATTTGCTAAGGCCACCTTCAAACTTAACACAGACTGGAATCTTAGACTTTTCACGAACATAACGAGATTTCTCAACGTTGATAATAAAGTTGTAACCAATGATGTCGGTGCCATCTTTCTCTTGCTGACGACCAAGAATGTAGATGTTATCCGCGGAAAGATAAACACCAGTTCCACCTGACACGATAGCTTTTGGATACAATCCTTGTTCCATGTAGATGTGATTCACCGCAACCATTGGAATGTCTAGACGATTCAAGTAAGGAGTAATCATACGGAAGATAGACTTCATCTGTTTAGCACGACTCATATCAGCAACAGACTTACCTTCAATAGCATCGTCCATTTCTTTCTTAGACGACATGTTACCCAACGAGTCTACAACAAAGATAACTCGGTCACCGCGATCAAGACCTTCGAGCTGTTTGATAACATCGAACTTGAATTCTTCCATGTTCATCACCGGCACGTGAAGAATACGAGAGGTGTCGATTTGAAGCGATGTAAAATACGCTGCAGGAGTACCAAACTCGCAATCATAGAAAATCATAACTGCTTCTGGATATTTGTCCATGTAAGACTTAGCCATGATCAGCGAGAACATAGACTTAAAGTGCTTTGATGGACCGCACCACAATGTAAGACCAGGAACAAATCCACCATCAAGTTCGCCTGACAGCGCAACGTTCATTGCGGGAATCGCGGTTTGAATCATATCCTTCTTAGTGAAGAACTTGCTTTGCGATAGAATAGCAGCGTCTTTAATTGTGCTAGCTTTTCTGATTTTTTCAAGAATACTCATTTAGTTCCTTATTTGTAGTGGGCATATGTAGATAAAATATATTTTGGTCCGCTGATTGGTTTACATCCTCTATGCGGAAACATCCACATCGGCGGGAATAGTACTATTGTACCACGCTTTGGTTTAATAGTAAACAGTGAATTGTCAAATTGAAATTGTGTCTCACCTCCATCTTCAACGTCATTAAGATAGAAAAACATTACAACAAATCTACGCGCAGATGCATAGTCACCAACATCACTATGCCAACCAAATTGGTCGTGACTATTATCGTTGTATTTCTTTATTCTAAGATTTTCAAATCCAACTTCGTCTGGAAAGAATGTTCCAACATCTTTTTTATATTGAGCAAAAACTTGTCGTGCTACATTATAGATAGGCATTACATAATTCTTAAATTCAGGAATGTGTGTTATGTCAGCTTCTAAAAAGCTTCTATAGTCTTCAGTCCACCGATGTTCTGAATGTCTATACCACGGGTTTGATGTTGGAGTATTCTTTTCGAATATTTCAATCAAGTCAGAACATACTTCTGGGTCTAGTGCATCATAAGTTTTAACGTAATCTGATAGCAATCTCATCCGAAAAAATCCTCAAGCGATGGTTCATCTTCTGCTTTCCAACCAATAGAATCAAGAATCAGTTTAGCGGGATCAAGAAAAGCTTTATTGAACTGTGTGTCATTGTCTACGTAACGATGAATATCAAATTCTCGTGGAAGAACATTTTGAAATGCAATCACATCTTCTCGTAGAGGATTACGTGGATTCAGGTAAACGTATTTAATCTTTTCACCATCGCGAATTGGAGCAATGTTTTTCAGGCCATGTCTTTCCAATAAGTGATTATGCAAAATCGCTGCGCGCGAGTTGATTGGTGTACCCTTTTTGTAAATAGTCTTTTTATCGACATACTTCTTAACATTACTTACACCACGAGGAAAAGCTTTGTCTTCAACAGGCATTTCATTGAATTCATTTCTAAAGTTTGCAATAAACTTTTGAGTTTGTTCTTGGGTACCTTCAATTAAGATGTTGAACAGCTTCTTAAATGCAACACGACAGACTGCAGGTGTAGAAGACTTAATAGCTTCAATGCCCATGATCTTAAGCTTTGGCTTAGTATAACGAACACCTTCGTTATCCCACACATTAAGAATGTAGCGCTTTTTAGCAGACCAGATACCACGATCAGCAATGCTTTCACGTTTCATACTGATACGGTGCTTATATGCTCCACAGTTTTCTTTCAACTCTTTGAACGCAACATCGAGGACATCCGTTTCAATATGAGCACATACCTTATCGAGAAAGTCGACTTTTTTATTTTTTGCGGCATCAGGCATAACACTGTTAACAAGATCACCCAGTTTAGTATACACAGAATCCGTATCAATCGCAATAACATAGTCGGTATTCGTTTTTAGAGTCTTATTGAGGAATGCATTAACATGCAACTCAGCCCACTTGATAATGAACTGACCGGTCATAGTAATACCTTCCGCGATTTCCATACGGAAGTAACGGAAGTAGCGATTGCCAAGTGCACCATAAAGAGAATTCAAAAGAAGCTTGACTGCCATTTGCTGGTTTTCAAATGTGCCGATGTCGCGTTCAATTCTATAAACTTCAGCCTTATTAGACTTATCAACCTTTTCAAGTTCTTTCTTAGAATCAAGCATTTTCTTTTTGATTGCAACCCGCTCATCATACATCTGCTCAATAATCTTCGGCATGAATCCCTGATTGGTGTTGTCAAAGTATTGACCGGTTGCAGCCATAGACTTATTAGTGTATGGATTCTTATAAGCATTTAAACAGCGATCAACTGTCATGTTAGGTTCAACATCACCTGCAAGAATAGTTTCAGGCGACATATTCCATTGCACAATAATGTTAGGATACAGTGAGTTAACGTCAAATGATGCTACCCAGTCATGAACTCCACACTGTGGTTCTTTAACGTAACCACCTTCATAGTCAGACTTAAAGCTGTTTGTATTTGGAGGAACAATGATGTCTTGTGATAGCAATTCACGATAGATCAATGAATCCCATATGCCCACTGTACCAAACGTATCAGTATAGTTCACACCAGCTTTGTAAGACATGGTGAAACATAACATCATAAGACCTATCTTATCGTCGATACGACTAACAAGATTAACGTCACGAATGTTATAGTCAATAAACTTTTGATGATTTTCTTTATACAGAGTAAAAAGATTTCCATACTCGTCATATGATAGCTTTTCTTCGCCAAGCACAGTGTTAGCGATATGATTCAGTGAATAAGATTCTTGTGGACCAAACGAGTGGCCGAACTTGATAAACAAGTCCATGTAGTCAACCTGTGCAATACCCATGATGTCATAAATCTGCACTTGGCCTTTTCGCATTGACACCATCTTTTCTTGAACGCTGCCCCACGGAGAAAGTTTCTTTACAGCATCTTCACCGAGGATTCGATTCACGCGGTTAACAATGTAGGGAATATCGAATGTACGAATGTTCCAACCAGTTACTACGTCAGGACAGGTGAATTCATTAGACCAGAATTCGACAAACATCTTAAGTAGCGAGTACTCATCTTTGCATTGGGTGTACCTAATAACGCAGTCTTTAATCTTTTCATCGCGCTTGTCAACATCATAAGTGTCACAACCCCACGAGAAGTAGACGTCAAGAACACTATCATGAACAGTGATTGCGGTAATTGGATGTGCTGCTTGATCTGGTTCAGGAAAGCCAGCATCAGATGCAACTTCAATATCGATGTTAGCAATACGAACACTTTTGCTATCGAATTGGATTTGACCTGGAAATTCTTCAGCGATGAATTGAGCAACATAGTTAGTGTTACCGTACACCTCGAAGTTTTTAACGTCTTCATATTTTTCAACGAAGGCTTTGGCATCAGACATGCTGTCAAGCTTTTTTGGCTCAACAAAGATATTGTCTAAGGTTTTGAATTTAGTTGTGTTCTTAGAACGAACATAAAGAGTAGGAGAGAATTTTACTTTGCGTTTAAACCGCTGACCGTCTTGGTAGCCTCTAAGTAAGATATTGTTGCCGTAGCGAGAAACACTTGTATAAAATTTCATAAGCACAAACTAAAATGGACAGGATACTTAATTATATCCTGTCCATGAATTAAAGTAAAATCAACGTGGCATTTGTGTTGCTACAACTATACCAGATCCAAAAATACGATTGTACTCATTAATTAAATTTATATCGATTTCAATTTCAGCAATGATTGCATGAGAATAAAACTTTACAGTATTATCTTTTGCAAATGGAAGGAACGGAGCAAATGCTGCTCCAACGCTACCAGTTTCAGTTTGCCGAATTACGATCGCGGCAGGATTTTTCACAATGAATGGATCATCAGCGGTAAACACTTCTGAAACATCACCAATAATATCTTCACCAGTACTTAAGCGTACACATTTAATAGCCATAACAACTCCAATAGTTTATTCAGTCAACAGTGTTTGTCGACTAGCGTTTTTTACTTCAATCTTCTTTGGTTTTTTGTGATCTGGAACAATGCGTTCAAGGAAGATTTGCAACATGCCGTTAAACATCTCAGCATCTCTTACTTCGATTTGATCATCCAGAATAAACGAACGAGTGAAAGCTCGATTAGAAATTCCCTTAAAGAGGAATGCTTCTTCTTGCTCATCGTTTTGTTTTACATTTCCACTTACCACTAATTTGCTATCAGCAATTTCGATATTGATGTCCTCAATAGCAAATCCTGCAACAGCAAGTTCGACAATGTAAGTATTATCACCAGTCTTTTTGATATTGTATGGAGGATAGTTTGGAATATTTTTCTT